GATTGTGCCACCAACTGTTACGTTACCACTGAAGAAACCATCAACAGCAGTTATAGAACCAGCAATACTAATATTGTTAGGTACGTCATTGGTTCTACCCGCACCATATACAAGTATGGCACCATTAGCAGTAGATTTTTTAAGAACAACAGCAATCTTTTGAACAAGATGTGTTGGGTCAGTAGGTCTTACATTCGTAAGTCCTCCACCGGGAGCAACATATAATTCATCAGCAACTTCAAACGCAGACGTATTGACACCTTCTAATTCTCCATAAACAATAATTTGACCATTTGTATTATTTTCCAGAGTAGTTGAAACTACACCCTTTGCAGGCATAGTTGATGGTGTATCAGCATTTGCGATCTCAACATTTAGTCTATCTTGACCAGAGTTATATCCTACTTGATATACTGGAGTACCGATTGTTAATGCATATCCAACATTATTGTTTCTAACATCAAGAGTAAGTGATGATGCAGAGTCAGCATCTCCACCCCCACCACCTAAAGCAGTGCTAGCAATTCCAACCCATTTTTGAGTTGATGCTTCATATATTAAAAGGGATCCAGTGGTAATTCCAGAAATATCAACATCATCTAAATCTTTAACAAATCCAGCACCACCACCACCAATCGACGACAGTTGATATTGAACTCTCTCTACAAATATCTTGTAGTGTTTTTGAAGTTGATCAAGAGTTACAAAATCTTGATTGAGTGGAGTAAGAGGATCTGGATTATCAGTCTCTGGTGGATCCTCTCCAAGAGGAACGTTAGTCTCTGCAAGTAACTGCTGTTCTTCTTGTAACTTTTTATTAGTTTCTTTTATATCCTCAACAAGTTTATAAAGACCCTTAATATCTGATCTTACATGTCTAAGATCTTCATCATAGTACTTAACTTCTGGGAGACTTGAAATGTCACCCTTTAGTTCATTAAAATACTTAAGAAGTAATTCATCAGTTTTTATACTGCTGTAATTAATCTCCTTAAGTTCTTTTTTAATATTCTGCTTTAGAGTATTGTATTCACCAAGAACTTGTTTCTTTAATTTTTTATCATCATCTTTAAACTCTTTATGATATTCCCATATCTTAAGAGAAGATGATCTAAGTTCTTTCCAAATTTTATCTTTTTCTTCATCTATTCTTGTATTGACTTTTTCATCAAGACTAGTAACTTCTGCATCGACTTTTACTGAGTTTTCAAAATGCTTCTTATAGATGTCCTCAGACAATTCATTTAAATCAAAATCAACTTTTGTTTTAAGTCCATCAATCGTATCATTGACTTTTATAAAATCATCGTCTATGACACTAAAGGTTTTTCCAATCCAAGAAAAATCTGGAACTTCATTTACTTCATTAACCCATTTGGGGAACTTAGGAATTTGGGACTTTACAGCATCAATGGCTTCACAGATTGCTTCAATTTCTTTATCATAATATTTTACTTCTGGAAGATTTGTTACTTCTGTTTGGAGAGTATCGATCCTATCTTCAATTAAAGTAACTTGTTCATCATAATATTTGACTTCGGGTAAATCTTGTATATTTTCTTTTACAAGATCTATCTCATCACAAATTGCTTCAATTTCAGAATCATACGATTTAACTTCTGGTATTTCTGATCTTACTTGATCTACAATTTCACAAAGTTTTTCTAACTCTACATCATAATATTTTACTTCAGGAATGTCTGGTATATCCTTTCTTACGTCATTAATAAGACGTACAATTTCTGTTAGATCTGTTGGTTGCTCTACTACTACTTCTTCAACAGTTTCTACAACTTCTTCTTTTTCAATATATTCTTCAACAGAAGGGAGTTCCTCTGCATTCTCTTCTGTTATAAAATCTTCGACTGATGGTAGATCACTAATGATCTCATCATCAATAGAAGGTAATTCTTCTTTAGACATTCTATTAGTAACTTTTGTACTTCGGGATTTCTCTCCCAGATTTATTTATCTTCTTCCTTAAGTCCATCCTTTAACATCTTTGCTAGATCTGCAGTCGATCCAACAAATAATGCATTATTAACAGTCGATGGTCCTTTTGCTTGCTTCTCTTCCTCAACGTCTTTTAGTTTTTTCTGAAGATCCATCAGTTTATCAGTAGCATCAGCCACGTTTTTAATTAACTGACCAGCAACTTCATATGCTCTAGGCATTTCACTTTCTTGTGCAAGTTCAAGAATACCATTAATTGCCTCTTGCCCTTTTTCAATTATAGAATATAAATTACCTCTCGTATAATCATAATCTTTTTTTACATCATCAACAGTATTTTTAATTTTTTCAACTTTTTTTTCTACAACTTCTGGATGAAGAAGATCATCATTAGTATTAAAAGTTTCATTTAGTCCGTCAAATTTTTTTGTCATAGATGCCATTAGAATCCACCACTAAATCCAAAATCATCTCCAACTTCAATAAGAGCATTATCTGCTGCATTAATTATATGAATAGGTGCTCCACCTAAATGAGTTGTAATGGTGCTTCCATCCTGACCACGATTGACAGTGATTTTATTTCCACTAATAGATTTAATGAACATCTCCTCTCCATCAATATCAATGTAAGTTCCTTTAGTTAACGTAGAACCATTTGCAACCTCAAATGTCTTCGCAGATATGGTTATGTCTGTACTAAGAGTAGTTGCCGCATCTCCTGTGTAATTTTTGATTGCTCTTGGAGTTGAGGAATAAGAAACTTCTCTTGTTGTATTTGAAGTATCTGTTCCAGTAAGATAACTGACAGTAGCCTTTTTGATGATATCCTTGGTTGCAGAAGATGCAGGACCAAATAGATATGTTTTTGCAGTAAATCTAAATGTATAAAGAAGAACTCTTCTAGATGTAAAATCCCCTTCATAATCGTCTTGCATGGTAATATTTTCCAAGACGACAGGAATATCTCTTTTCTCTTTAATCGATTCAACCAACTCAACTGATAAATTATATGCTGGTTGAAAATATGGTAAAATTTGTTCTACAATTTGAAGGGCATCATCATTTAACTTTGTCATAACAGACAGTTCAAACTGCATGTTATATGGAACTGGCATGTATGATTTCTTAGTCTCAGTCCCATCATTTGGATCTTTGACTGTAAATGTCTGAGTTGTAGATACTTTTCTTGATGGATCATAAGTTAATCCAGTAAACTCAAAAGACATCCTTGGCAAAGTAATTGCAAAGGGTTTATTGAGGTCTGGAGACTGCTCTAGTCTTGCTAAAAACTTCTGGGTAGGTCCATATGCCAAAGGGACTTTTACAACGCTTACAACGTTATCTGAGGAGTCTTCATGCTTAATGCTAATATTATTAAAGAGTGTGCCAAAAGATATAATGGTCCTCCTCAATATTTCGTTGTAAAAATATTCAAACATGTTAAAACCTACAAGATCTTTATCTTAAGATATCTATATTTAGGGCATCCCGAATGGGTTCTGCTCACTAAAGTCAATTATATTATCTGCTTCCGTCTCAATGTTAATATTATCAGCAAATCCATCATCTGCTGGTTGAACATCAATTATACGTAATTCATACGATGCTCCAGAAGTTGCACCTACTAAAGTTTCACCTTTAGTAAACTCTCCTGTAACTGTTGCAACTACAAGTACATTAGTTGATGCGTCCCATGTTCTAACTCTTGCTGTAGTTCCACTAGAAGAACCAGTGATAATTTCATTAAACGCAAATGTACCAGAACCACTACTCTCAGCACCAGCAACAACAATGGTTGGTGCTACAGAATATCCAAGACCAGCATTTGTAATATAGATGTTAGTTATAGTTCCAGCAGCACTAACTATGGCAGTTGCAGCAGCAGAAACTGTAGCGACTCCCGTTAAAAATACTTCATTTGTAAAATTAATTGCTGGATTATATACATATCCAGAACCACCTGCTGTTACTGTTACGATACCTACAACACCATTTCCAATTGTGGTTGTAGCAGCTGCTCCAACTCCATCTCCTCCACCAGAAAATCTTACTCCAGGTGCTATGGTGTATCCAGCACCAGAATTGACAACATTAACTGCTTGAACTGATTGCAATTTTGGATTTGCGTTCAAATTACATACGTTAATACCACCAATCATGGTGGCGATACCAACTGCTGTTGTACCACCTGCTGGAGCGGACGTGACGCCCACTGTGGGAGCACTACTGTATCCACCACCCCTATTCGTAATAGTGAAGAATCTGACTCCACCATTAACAATAGAAGCAGTTGCTGTAGCAGTTACTGCAGCGCCAACTAAAGTAAGTGTTTGTGTAGGACCTTGGATAGTATTAATACCATCATCTGTTTGTCCATCGTAATCTTCACCGATTAAATTATTGTCAACTTCTTCAATTCCAGTTGCAATAACTTCATCCTCCAACCGAAAGAGTTCACAATATAATTCATACACATAAAGATCTTGTAGTTGATAATATGGTTTTGCATACTCAACATCTTTAATTTCATAAATTCTATCATCAAGTGGAAACCAAATAAGATCTCCAGACTTGGGTCTCGTTGATAACTTTATATTTGCCTGATCTTGAATTAATGGGGTTATATAGTTCTCAAATCTTTCTCTTGAAATTATAAGTCTTACTTCATCCTTAGATTCAATACCAAATTTTGATAGTAAATTTCCCGCTCCAGAATACTGATCATAATTATCAATATATGCTTCAAGAGGAAGTGCTATATCAAACTTTGACTGAACTACTTCTCTAATAACAGAATTTTCTGATAAGTATTTTCTGGGTAGATAAAAAATATCTACTCCATAAGTTCTTAGCTGCTCATTTATTAAATCCTGAACAAGATTTTGCTCAGATGATGTCCCTTGAGTAAAAAATGGATTTAATACCATAACGTCAACCTATCATATCAAGAGGTGGAAGTTCATATGTATTGGACATCTGCTCTCTAATTATTTCTAAATCTTTTTCAGCATCATCGTATATTTGTCTTCCATTTAATTCAATTCCACCAGGAAGTTTAACTCCTTGGAATTTGATTAGATTTTGACCCCATTGTCTTTTCATCAATGCGGTAAGATATTTTTTTAAGAATGAATCATTATAAACTCTTGTAAAATCATTTGGATCTAAAAGTCTCCAACAATCAAGTACAATATATTCATCTTTCTGTACATTACCCCAATCAATATCTAGATACAATCTATCTTGCCTTTGATTAAACCTTATTTGTTTTTCTGTATTTAATAGAAAATCAATATCAGAGAGATATGTTTTTGTCATTGCATATGACAACATTTCTAATGAATTGAAAAAATATAAGTCGTTCAAAAATAACTGGTACTTTAAACTAAACATCCCACCAGATATTGTGCTATTATCAAATCTAAAAATTTTATTGATGCCAATTACTGCTGGCGGAACTTGAATGTAATTACTATTTTCTTCGTATGAAAATGTTACACTACCTCCATCAATATCAGAACTCGCAGTTGTAGTTACAATTCCTGCAGTACTATTACCACCTCTCGCTCTACCTCTATCAATATCGTCTTGGGTTATTTTATATTTTAAATATGTTTGAACTACACCATCAAAATGTCTCTCATGAAAATATTGTAGAGCATCATCCACAAGATCATCTACTTGCTCGTCAGCAATATTAATTTCAAGGACTGGTGCCCCCAGTTGCCTTTTACAATAATTAATTAAATCTGATCTACTTGCTGGTTGTGCCATATATTCACAAGTTTCCTAAATGTATTTATGGTGCTGAAGAAACGGGATTGTA